ATCTATTTCATAATGAATATCGCTAATTTTTATTGTATAATCATTTTTTTGAATATCTAGTACTATTTTTTTTTCATATTTTAATTTGCTGGGACTATATCGTTCTAGTATCTTTAAAGTGCTTATATATTTATCACTACATGGAGGACCATATAATATATAATTATTTAAGCTATTATTATTAGCATCATTACTTACAGCATCATTACTTACAGTATCATTACTTACAGTATCATTACTTACATCAATATTTGTTATATTGTTTTTTATATTTTTTATATTTTTTATATTTTTTATATTTTTTATATTTTTATTTTCATTTAAAATGTCAATAAACGATTTTTTTATTTTAATCATTTATAATTAAATTAATCTAGTTTATTAAAAAATTTTAAACTATTTTGTAAATAAATAAATTAAGTAATAAATAATTAAAAATAAATATAATAATAATGTAAATAATATATCAATGATAAATAAACTAATTGATCATATTGAAAATAGCTTAATTAAAACCGATAATTATGAATCAAAAATTACAGATGAAATTTTAAAAATGGAAGGTATGTCAGGTAGAAAAACTAGACATTTTTATAATAATATATGTTCTATGGAGAATGCGCGATATTTGGAAATTGGATGTTGGAAAGGATCTTCATTATGTTCTGCTATGTGTAATAATCGTATGTCATGTTTGGGAATAGATAATTGGCTTACTCTAGGTGGTCCAAAACAAGATTTTATTAATAATTTTATTAAATTTAAAGGTTCAAATAATGCTTCATATATTGAAAAAAATTGTTGGGAAATTGATGTATCTACTATTGGTAAATTTAATATTTATATGTATGATGGAAACCATACAGAAACTAGTCATTATCAAGCATTAAATCATTATTATTCCTGTTTAGATGATGAATTTATTTATTTAGTAGATGATTGGAACTGGGAAAAAGTTAAAACTGGAACTTTAAACTCAATTCAAGATAATAAGTTAAAAATTGAATTTAAAAAAGAATTTTTTACAGATAAAGATCCAGGAGTTCAACAAAGTAATAATGATTGGCACAACGGTTTATGTATTTTTGTATTATCAAAAATATAATTCATCATCTTGCTAAAATAATTTAATCTAATTTAATTTAATTTTAAATAAATAGTTTAAAATTAAAAATATAAATTATATTAACTAATTTATGATTGCAGAAGATCTACTAAATTTAAATACAAATAATATTATTATTAATGAACCAATAAAAAATAGTTTAATTCAATATAATTATTTTTATAAATTATCTTATTCAAATGAATTTATTATTTTTAATAATATTTATTGTTTATTATTAATAGATGATATAACTGTTAAAAATAATTATGCAATTATTAATAATCCAAATAATATTTATTTAGAACAATTAATTAGATTAGAAAAAAATATTTTAGATAATATTAATTCTAATAAAAGTCATGTATATAAAATTAAAGAATTATTAGATTCTAATTTATTTAAATTTTCGACATATGAAAATGAACATTTTTTTAATGTCCCTGATATATCTAATATAGATTACACAAGTAATATAGGCGAAATAGGTGATATACGCGATATACGCGATATAGGCGATATAGGCGATATAGGCGATATAGGTGATATAGGCGATATAGGTGATATAGGTAATATAGGCGATATAGGTGATATAGGCGATACAGGAAATATAAGAGATGTAGACAATATAGGCAATAATAAAATAAAAAATACTCAAAAATTTATAATAAAATTATCGGGAATATGGGAATCCAAAGAAACAATAGGATTAACGTTTAAATTTATTTTAATTAAAAATAATTTTGATTTTTATCCATCAGTTGAGAAAAAGGCTAAAACAATATGAATTATTAGTACAAATATTAAATTTACAGTTGTTAAAATATATGTGGCATTTTTAATCAACTCATTTTTATTATCTTTTTGGGGTCCAAGATATGAAAACATATATTTAAAAATTAGTGCTAATTGGATTATTAATAATATTGACGACATTAATGAATATGTATGATAATTATCAGTAACTCTATTAGAGTTAATTCTTGTAAAATAAATAAAATTTAATACAATAATATAAATAATAATACAAAGTGTAAATAATATAGGTAATACATCAGAAGCAAATAATGTTAGTTTATTAAAAATCGAATCTGAATCAGGTGATTCAAATAAAGCTATTTTACTAGATGTAGATTTTGCATCAATAAAATAAATACCCATAAATATTAATATGATTAATGCTATACTTGTTAAACCATATCCCCATATTGTAGTTGATGCTGGGCCAATATTACCCAATTTACTATAATTTTCTTGGAAAAACATTTTTATGAATATTCCTGCACAGGCCAATACAATAATATTTAATAAATCTAATTGATTATTATGACTTAATCCAAACCCAAAAATCCCCTGATTTTGTGTAATAGTTTGTGGCTCTACTGTTGATTGCATTTTAGTAATTATATTATATAATATAAATATAATTACTAAATCTAAATAAATTTAAATAAATTTAACTAAAATAAATCTAAATCTAAATATAAAAATATAAAAATATAAATCTTACTTAAATATATATGAATCCTAATTTTCCATTAATAAATAAATCAGATACTTTTTGCAAAAATAGAAAAGTTTTATATATTGACAGTAATGATAGAGATATACAAAAATGGCCAAATAACAATGAATTTGAAGTAACTTGTCCACAAACTTATAATGATGTAATGTCTATACGGATGTTTGATGTTCAATTACCTAATTTTTATTTCAATGTTAGTGAATACTTGCAGACAAATAAACTTTGTGTAACATTTAATAGTGTGCCAACAATTATAACATTAGAAGATGGTTATTATACACCTCAACATATAGCAAACTCTTTAACCAAACAATTTAAACAATTACTAGATCCAAATTTTTATATAATTTTTAACGAGGTTAATAATAAATTTTACTTTTATCATCCAACAGATGATTTTAAACTGAATTTTAATGAAAAATTAGATTTTTCAAACTGCATCAATAATGTTTATCAACAGCATAGTGATTGGGGTCTAGGATTTTTATTAGGTTTTGATAAAAAAACTTATGAATCTCTTGAGAATCTAGAATTATCAAATGATAATTATTTTGATTATCAAACTTCTGATTGGATAAATGGACCACCTAATAAAATTATAAAATCAGAAAAATCGAATACACTAGAAAATAATAAATCTATATTTGTTGAGTTATATAAATATAATAAATCAGATGAAATTAAACCATATCTACAGTCTATATATAATAACAATAATTCTGGAATAGTAAACTCCGCTTTTGCTAAACTATCAATCTACAATTCAAATTTACAGTATAACCAACCTATTTTATCTAATTCATATTTAGAAAATATTACTTATTATAATCCAGTTATAAATTCACTTGATAAATTACGTTTTAAATTTCGTTATCATAATGGTATGCTGGTTAATTTTGAAAATCATAATATTTCATTTGCATTAGAAATTATCGAAAAAAAAAGTGGAATTTAAACATCTAAGATAAATATTTTATACTAGATGTCATTATATACTTGATTTATATCCCATACTGGTGCATTTTTATTAGATAATTCATGATAACTTCTATAACATTCTTCACATACAGGAATATATTCATTTGTACCAATTAAAATCTGTTGATCACATTCCACCAATCGATGTGTAAATTGTGAAGGATAATTACATTTTTTGGTATTGCATTTTCCTCGCAAATATTCAATCTTAGTTGCAATTGATCCTAAGTCCATTAATTCACCAAATTTTTCTCTTTTATAATCTAGATCTAATCCACATAAGATAACATTTTTTTTTGAAATATTAATTAAATACATAATATTAGTTTTTAGATTAGTGAAAAATTGTGCTTCGTTTATTAATATATATTCTGCCTTTGAAAAATCACTATTGTTATCATTTAAATCTATTGATATTTCATCTAAATCTTTAATCGATAGACAATCAATATTTAACCCGTCATGAGATACTATTTTATTTTCGCCATATCTTGTATCGAGAGCATAATTAATTGCAATACATTTTTTGCCAGATTTTATTAATTCATTGTATCGTTCGATTAATCGGGTTGTTTTACCGGAAAACATTGGACCCACAATCAATTCTAAAATATAATTCATATATATTTTTTACTATAAAATTTCCTGACTGTTTACGTAAATTACATTAAAAAAATATTTTCAATTTTACTTTTATTTTAAATTTTTTTATAAGTATTTAAAAATATTTATAAAAATATTTATAAATATTTATAAAAATATTAAATACATAATATTAAATACATAATATTATATATTTATATTATAATGAATTTAATTTTTTTTCCACTATTATGTCAATATTTACACGAAAGATCATATCATCTAGATACATATGTTATATATAATTCCAATAGTATTTATAATAATCATAATAATGATAATAATCATCATTTTCCTGATAAAAAAAATCATAGTCATGTTTTAGACTTTAATCATGATCAGGAATATCTTGAACTATTAGTAGTATTTTTATTTACTACTGTATTTACTGTTGTTTTGTGTAGTTTTAAAGGTGTAAAATATAATTTTAGAGAGAATTTTCAAATTCAAAATCAAATTCAAGATCTAGATATTGAAAATCGTTATATTACGGCAAATGGGACTCATAATGTTAATAATATCCAAAATGTAGAAGGAGAGATAGTACCAGATGATGAATCCAGAAATAGTGATCAAATTGTTAATGGTAGAATTGTCTCTCTACATTAAGATATTTTAACATAATCACATAAAATCCAATAATTATAAAAATCGGTTATTGTCCAGCGTTGAAAATTATGCATTTCAACAAAATCTTGAAAATGTTCTAGTCTTAATAATTCTTTTTTAATACTCTTTAATGGTTTAGATGTAATAGATGGGCGTAATTTGGCTTTTGACCAAAAATCAGATGAATATAGTTGATTTGCTATATTTTGAAAAAAAATATTATCTAATGCATAATTTGTATATTTACATGTAATTGATAAATTTAATAAATCATCTAAAATATTATAATCTAGATTACTAGCTATTAGTCTAATAATATCTGGATCTAAATATATTATCATTAATATAATTATTAATATTAATATAATTAATTATTTTTATAATTATATTAATATTTCTTTTAATTTTTAGCTTTTTCTTTTTTTGTTTTTTGTTGTTTTAATCCTTTAGCTTTTTCTTTTTTACTTTTTTTACGTCTCAGTTCTCTACATATTTTTTGTCTCCGTTTTGTAGATTTACATAATTTTAATGTAGATTTTCTTGTCCTTCTTCTTCTTTTAGTTTTTCCTCTTGCTTTTGCGTATGGATTATATGCGCGTGTTGATCTTGACCTGCCTGTCTTTGTTCTTTTTTGTTGTTCTTTTTTTCTTTTTATTAATATATATTTTAGGTCTTCAATATCCTTTTCTGTAAATCCTATACTTTCTAAGTCCTTTTCATCATCAACAGTTAATTTTTCATCTTTTGGAAGATGCTGTTTTATTCTTTTCAAATTTAAATCCAACATATCTTGAGCTGTTAATCCTAATTCCTTCATATCATCATCTGTATATTCTAATAATGTTGGTATAAAATTTGACTTATCATTTATTTTTTGAAATCCTAATTGCTGCATATCACTATCTTCTAATTCATTCATATCCTCATCTGTATATTCTAATAATGTTGGTGTAAATTTTGACTTATCATTTATTTTTTGAAATCCTAATTGCTGCATATCACTATCTGTTAATCCTAATTCTAGCATTTCTTTTTCAGTAAATCCTAATTTAATATCGGTATCGGGTTTGTATTTATTATTTTCATCATCTAATCCAAGTTCTCGTTTTAATCTATCAAAGTATTCTTCGATAGTTTTTCCAGATGCTGGTTGAGGTACTTGTTGAGGTACTTGTTGAGCTACTTGTTGAGGTACTTGTTGAGATACTTGGTTAGAGCTAGTTTTAATGGCATTGATTGTAATATTAATACCATCTGGAAATCCATAATTTGAATATCGTACAAGATTTAAAATCGATTTTGCCCGGCTTAATGCAGATGTTAAGTCTCTATCGGAACTTATAAATGTTAACATACTTGGTGGAAATCTATAATTGGGACATTCGAGAGCTAATTTATCTAAAATCTGCTCAGTTTTATATATACTGCTATTTAAAAATTGTATTATAATACCACTAGCTAATTCGATTAAAGGACTTTGGGTTATTTTTTCCAATGATGAAAAATCATCTAATTTATAATTTAGATTTTGTTTTTCCCATTCTTTAATATATTTATTTAAGTTTTCTGTTACTGTACTTAAATATAGAATCGCTGATTCGATTTCAACAATATTTGATTGATTTGGTGTTGGAAATTTATTTTTAAATTGTGTATAGTAATAATAATCAATTACAGTATCTATATTTTGGCGTGTAGCCATTTCAATATTTTTTTTTTTCTCTAATAACCATTTTATATATTTTAAACATTCAGATTCGGGTGGTACTTTATTCTCATCAGATTTTTGTATCATTTGAGGATATAATCGGGATAATAGTTCGCTAGCTCCGTCTTGATCTTTTAGTCGTTTATAACAATCTTCTTTTGACTTTTTTATTTCTAGAGGGGTTTCTATTTCACATGGTTTAGCTTTACAATGTACATAAGATTTTACTCTCATTAAAACAAAACCTTCTTTATCAGAAGGATTAGGAGGAGGAAGTTGTCCAATATTTGGTAATAAATTATAATCAAAATCACTTAATGGATTATTTGCTATTTCCTTAATAGATGTTATTGATTGTGCCTGACTTTGTAGAACCATTGATTGTGCCTGACTTTGTAGATCCTGAAAAATATTTTCATGAGTAGTATTTGGTATACGAAATGACAATTCAGTTATAATATCTTTATTTGTCTTGGTTAAAAAAATAATATTATCAACAGCAATAATATTTTGTAATAATTTTGCAAATAAAATTATAATATTTCCTCCTGCTACAGTAAGTATTACTTTATTGGTATATTGCCTACTTTGTCTTGTAGCTTGGAGATTATCAGGTACTGGTCTATATTCATCTCCACCTCCATTTATTATTTCACAAAAAATAGAAAATGCTTGTTTTATTCTTGGTTGTCCAGAACATTGTTGTAAGAATTGTAGTCTGTTTTCGCGTTTATCAGATTTATCATCTTGTGAATTTTTTTTTATCATTTCTAATTCATCAATATATTTTTCAATAGGCAATGAAATACCATATTTTGTAGAATAATAGATTTTCTCTTCACCAAATTTATTATTACGACTTGTTATTGTTAAATCAAAAAATTCCCCAGAAAGTATTTTTTCATTTTTTCCACATTGTGCCATTAAAACATTAATTAATATATATTAATATTTTAAATATTAAATCAAAATATTAAATAAATCTAACTAAATCTAGATAAATCTAGATAAATTCTCGTTCCAATGCTGAGAGAAAATCCTCCCGTTTTTCATTTTCTAATCTGATATTTACTATTTTTGCCGGAGAAACCAGATGATCTCTCAATTTATTTTCAGTATCTTCCGGTATTATATCATTATAATAATGATTATACATTTCCTTAATTATATCTATATTAGCATTTTTCATTTCTAATGTCATATCTATTCTACCAGGTCTAATTAGTGCAGGATCTAATGAATTATAATCATTGCTTGTAATAATTAATATTCTACCAGGTGTCTCGCGAATTCCATCTATTATATTTAAAATAAATGAGAGAGTTATTTTATCATCTTTTTTTCTATCAAAATCTACTACCAAATTATCAACATGATTACAATCTAAATTTTTCGCAATCTTATTTAATAATTTATTTTGTTCTATTGTATTTGCAGTAAAATTATCTTTATCATATTTATCTATTATCTCTCCACTATCACTAGAATCATCTTGTTTATTATTAGTATCATTAGTATTATTAGTATCATTAGTATTAAAATTTCGCCGTTTTACTATATCAGTCATACAATCGATATCCTCAAATACAATAATCTTGTCTTTAAAATCTATCCTTTTTGTATTTTTTCGATTATAAAATTGTTCAAAAAAATATTCGCTAAATTCTCTCTGTGTCTTGATTTTATTTAAAGGTATAACTATTATATGACGATTTAATTTATTTGCAATACATTTAATAATACTTGTTTTACCAGTTCCAGGTGGCCCATGTAGTCCAATACCAAATGTATATGGATGCCCTTCATATTCATACCATGATTTATTATTAATAAAAAAGTTGAGTTTAGTCAATAATTTTTTCTTATCTTCAAAAAACAGGTTACTAAAATTTCGTGTACTATTAAACTCACATTCATCCCATGCATCTTTTTCATAATTATTATCATTACTATTACCAATTAATGTATAGATAAATTTTTTATTATTTCTAATCTTGTCTAATTCCATATAATAATTATTACATATTTCATCTATAAAATTATGTAATTTTTTGAGAGATACTGAATAACTATAAATTTCAATTGTAATATTTTCCATTTCATAACTCGATGACGAACTTGTTTTGCTATCATCGTGTCTATTTTTATTTTTTATCACGCAACAGTATATATCATTCCCTATTTTAAAAGACCGGGTTTGATCAACCACAAAAATATCTCTATTTGTATGTTCTAATTCTTCATTATCAAAATTATTTTTAGATTGTCGGCTCGATTTAGGATCACCAAAATCATCATAAATATTCTGACTTGTTGCAAATTCTTTGAGAGAATATATACCATTATTTTCAAACATATTATTAGAAATATAATACCAAAAAGCAGTAAAACGATTACTAAACAAATCATCGGTTTTGGTTATAAAACTAGATACTTTTAAACACCTTTTGCCTTCTAAAATAATGACATTTTTTTTTGGTTGAAAAAATGAGAGATAATCAATAATATTTTTTATAATATTTTCAAACATTATATAGCAAGAGTCATTATTTAAAATAAATCCAAACATGATAAGAAACATTAATATAAAAAAATTCTGAGTAACACTATATTGTTTCATATTTACCAAATACATCATTTTGATATTATCAAATAAACTATTAAGATTTGACATTGTAATCGGGTAATCTACTTATAATATTTTTGCTATGTTTTTATATTTATTTTGGTTATTTTAAAACTATACTATATTTTTTAAATTCTTAGTCTAATATTTTTATTAAAATCTGGATAATTTTTCTTTTCTTCTTCTGTCATTTTGACACATTTTTCATTTCCAGTACCACATCTAATTATTTTCATGCCTGGAGGAGCAAAAATAGTACCATTACAAAAACTATTATATTCTTCAAAACCTGGTTTTTTACGAATATCATATAATTTTGTTTGAACACCAGTCTTAATCATTATATTTAGTATTGTATTTTATATTTTATATTTTATATTTTATTTTTTATTTTATCAATTTTATATTTTATTACATTTTATCAATATAGATATAATATAATATAGATATAATATAGATATAATATAGATATAATATATAGATGTTTAATTATATACTTAATCCTATATCAAATCATCCTGAAACTTTATTATTTTTACCATCTTATATTTTATTAGGTCGTTATTATAATAATATCGAAATTTCTAGATTATTTTATCATAGTGTGATTTTAACTATTGGCGGATACGAGCTTATAAAAAATAATGATTTCTATAACATGCAGAATTTAAATCTACTTAGAGATTATAATTGGTATGGAGAAAAATGCTTACTATTAGGATTATATTATTATACATATGATATGCTATATATTTATACCAATAAAGAATTTTTTTTCCATCATTATTGGTGCATAGTTGTTATAATATATTCATTTACATATAATAGAGGCGGAAATCTTATACTTTACTTAACATTAAATGAATTACCTATATTATTTTCGGACCTAAAACTATTAAATTTTTATCCAAAATTATCCGATAACTTATTTAAAATAAATTTTGTTGTTTTTAAAATTATGTTTTTACCTTTTATAACTTATCATTTAAGCACACAATATGACTTTTATACATATTCATTAATTATTGATTGCCTTTTGCACGCAAAATGGATATATATGTCTTGTACTAACCAAAAAATATTATAGACATTTTAGCGTTATTATTTCTAATATTTCTATATTTATAAGATTAATTTAAATAAAATAAATATATATTTTATTTAAAATGACAGTTATAGTGTTTCTTGTTGCTGGAATGTCTTCTCGATTTGGAGGAAATCCAAAACAAATGGCTATTGTAGGTCCAAATAATGAAACTTTAATAGAATATTCTGTAAATCAAGCATTAAAAGCCAATTTTTCAAAAATCATTTTTATTACTAATTCTAAAACCGAAAAACTTTTTTTTGATATATTTGGTAACTCGTATAAATCAATTCCAGTTGAATATATAGAACAAAAATATGACAAATCAAAACGAACTAGACCTTGGGGAACAGCAGATGCAATCTCATCCATCCAAATAGATGAACCATTTATAATGTTAAATGGTGATGATATTTATGGAGAAAATTCATTTAAAATTGGTTTCGAGTTAATTGAAAAAAATATGACAAATATAATTGGCGGTATAAAAATTATTGATACATTACCAGAAAATGGCCTAGTAAATCGAGGTGTTATTTTTACTAGAATAGATCCCGAAACTGGCTTAAATATGGTTACTGGATTAAAAGAAATGTTAAATATATCAAAGCCGAATAATCCCGAATTACATAATGAATCTGGCAATATGAATTTTATAGGATTACAACCAGATGCTTTAAAAGAAATTAAGAAAATTGTCGATGACTTTAAAAATGCTCATAAAGATGATCCAAAAATAGAATGTATGTTAACTGATATTATTGGTGATCTAATAAACACAAATAAAATGGAAATGCAATATTTTGATCTCTCTAATAAAATAATCGGAATAACCAATCCAGGAGATGAAATTACTGTTCGAGAATTATTAAAATTAAAAATATTATAGATGATTTAGTATTATTATTTTTCATATTTATAATATTATTATTTCGATTATTTTGATATTTTAAATATTTTTAACCCGTTTTGCATTTTTTAATACCCTAATTTTAAGTATAAAAAAATTGAATATACTCATTTTTTTAAATCTATAATCATATTATCTATAATTTTAAGTAACTTACCATTATCTCTTAAATTTTTAACAATACCATGACCACCACATTCGCCAGTTACAATTATATTTTTATTTTTCATTCTTTTAGCATGTTTTTTATCTAAAACACTATCATAACCATAAATAATTTTAACATTAATATTTTGAAAACTTAATTTTGATAAATCATAATATGTATGATGATTATTATTATTATTATTATTATTATTGTATAAATTTTTTATTTTAGATCTCCATCTAAAATCTTTATATTTTTTTCTATTATATTTATCAATAAATGTTTGAGGACCAAATGCGATAATTCCATTAACAGGTAATAGACTACCAAATAATAATGCCGCATATCCACCCATTGATCCTCCAATAGTTATTATCGTAGAATAATTTATTTTGTTAATAATTTCCTGAATATTGTTTTTTAGTTCATTGATATTTGTCCCTAACCCAATTGCACCATTATTGTACCATAATTGATTTGTATCTCTTATAAAAATTACATGACAATCTATATTTTTTAATAAAAAATTTTTAAACTCGAATAATGGTTGAGATATTCCACCATACAACCCAGCAAAAGTAATAATTAATGGTTTTATGTCGTTATTAAATTCTACTAAGTAATCTTTTTCCATATATATATATATTATTTAAAAATTTAACAATATTATGTATCATATTATTTATATTTTTAATAAAAAGAATTATGAGTAAAACCGAAGCTGATATTTTATATGAAAATAGAGAAGAAATTTATAATAGTATGGGCAAAGAATTAAAAATACCTATGTGGAATAATTTATCAAAAGATGAACAATATAATATATTACATAATAATGATAGAGACTCCGCAGCATGCGATTATTATGTATGTGTTCCTGTATCTTAGAATAATATTAAATTATTAAATTTTATACCATATTCACCATATCACCGATATACAAAAGGAATGGGTGCAATATATACATTAAATTTAAATACATTAAAGCCTACTAAAAATTCACCTATACAAACAATTTTATCTGATCAATTATATGATAAAATAAAACTCATAAAAAAAATGCTATAATACAATAATAATATAAATACAATAATAATACAAATACAATAATATAATAGAATAGAATAATAATATAAATACAATAATAATACAAATACAATAATAATACAAATACAATAATAATACAAATACAATAATAGAATAGAATAGAATAGAATAGAATAGAATAGAATAGAATAGAGTAGTAAAATAAAATTGGTAAATTATTTTTTTTATATTTATTCAAATATTTGTTTAATCTTATTATTTTTGATATTTTCATTATTTTAATATACTAAATTTGGTATTTTTCCTTTATCCATCCACGCAAATTTTGCAAACCACATGTTTTGTAATCATCATCAAATCCATTTAATTTCAAAAATTGCGGCCGTTTCATTTTATCTGTCTTATAAAATATATAATCACCATATTGCCCACTTCGAATTGCCAAAGTATCGTCTATTTTACGAATCAATCCATTTTTTGCCTTTTCTGCCGCGTCTAAAATATTAATAGCATCTTCTAATTCGATATTTTTAACTGGAACATTGATTTTCACCGTTTTAAGAGATTTCTTTACTTCGTCCCATTCTAAATAATAACCGAATTTTCCGCATTTCAAATATACATCTTTATTTTTGTGTTGTCCTAGTAATTTATTATTATCATCGCGCGCCTCCATTACTTCTTCTAATTTATATTCGCCACGTTTTAATTTTTCTACATCAATGTCTTTTTTAACACCATAAAACCCAGCAGTACCATCTTCTTTTGTATATTTAATTGTGGGACCATTCTTTCCAATTAAATATGTGTGCTTATTATCAATTGCGATCCTTATTTTCTCCACAGTTTCGCTGTCCCCACTATTGGCTTCTAATAGTTTTAAAGATTTTTTATTACATAATTCTTCTATAAATTGATTACATTCATCGCATAATTCATAATATTTCTTTCCACCATGAGCTATCTTGTCTAAATCATCTTCCATTAATTTTGTATAACCATATTCAAATAATCGATCAAAATTTTCTATTAAAAATTCAATAACAAAAATCCCGGTTTGTGTAATTACCAATTTATTTTTCTCATTTCCAAATTCTTTCTCTCCTTTTTCTGTCGTAATCTCGCCATCCATCAATGTATAATCAATAATTTCTAATTTTTTGCCTTCTACATTTTGCCGTTTAACATAATCACGTTCTTGGATTTTGTCAATAAGTGATGAAAATGTTGATGGGCGACCAATACCACGTTGTTCTAACAGCTGCACTAATTTGGCTTCTGTATAATGTGATTTCATATCTTTTAAGGATTGTCGGCTTGCCACTTTTTTCAAAACAATTGATCCCTCTTTTAGTGATTTTAAATAAGTATAATATTTATCCTCCTCAACCCCTTGCACCGCTTTCCATCCGGGAAATATATTTAATTCACAACTATATTTATAAAAATGCTCTTGTGGTGCAGTAATTTTAGTAGTAAATTGTTTATAAATTGCGGCAGCCATCAAACTCTCTAATGTATTTGTCCAAATTAATCGATATAATCGTCTATGTTTTGCTGTAAATACATCCTCGTCTTCTGGTAATTTTTCTACCTGAATATTAGTAGGACGAATGGCCTCATGGGCTTCTTGCGCAAGATTATTTTCTCCTGATTTTTCATCTTTTTTTGATTTCTTAGATTTTTTCTCTTTCTCTCCACTTTTCTCTCTACCTTTCTCTCTACCTTTCCCTTTCACATTTTCATCTGTTGTTTCTACAATAGCGGACGAATTTTCTTCGCGATTTAATGCTTGTGTAATTTTATCTTTATCAGGATTAATATATGAATCATTATAAAGATTAGTAATATATTCGCATACTTGATTCACAAAATCTTCACTATATACTCGACTATCTGTTCTCATATATGTAATATAACCTCCTTCATATAATTTTTGCGCTAATGCCATTGTCTCTTTTGGCGAAATATGCATACTATTATTGGCTGCCTGTTGCAAGGCTGATGTTGTAAATGGTTGTGGTGGATTTTTTTTGCTTTCTCTCTCTTTTTCCCGCGACAAAATATGCTGATAGGTTTTTGAAAGTTCCAAAAAACATGTAATTTCTTTATGTGAACTGTGATTATGGTTTAGAGCAAATTCGATATTGTTTTTTGTTGCATAGCATTTTGTATTAAAATTTAATGTTCCTGGTGACTCCAAAATTTCGCGATAATTATCATATACTAGACGTAATGCGGGTGTTTGACATCGCCCAGCCGATAATGTATTTTTTGTATTAGACATAATATATTTCCATAAAAGTGGAGTGATTTTAAATCCAACAATAAGATCTAAAATTTGCCGGCCTTGTTGAGCATAAACCAAATCCATATTAATTATTGTAGGATTTGCCATTGCATTTTTAATCGCTCTCTCGGTAATTTCATGAAAAATAATTCGTTTTGTCTGTTTAATATCCAATTTAAAAACTTGACATATATGCCATGCAATCGCCTCACCTTCTCGATCATCGTCTGTGGCTAAAATGACTTCTGTTGCTTTTTGAATTGCTGCTCTAAGTTTATTAACTTGTGCTTGTTTAGATTCTGATATTTCAAAATTTGGATGATAATTATTGGCAAAATCAATCTGCTTTAAATTAGAAAGATGAGTAATATGGCCAAAACTACCCATTACACGATATCCTGATCCTAAAAATTTCTCTATTTTCTGACATTTTGCAGGAGATTCAACAATTACCAGGGTAAAACTCATTTATGGTCTACTATTTAAATATGTATTAACTATTTAAATGGTAATTAAAAATCTTTTCAATTTTTATAAAAAAATGTGTAATTTTTCATGCTAGATATTTTATACCAAATATTTTTATGCTATAAATTTTTTTAAAGCTTCAATTGATGTTTTACTAATTTTGCGTCCACCAACTTGTTTTAAATTATCTAGACAATCTGGATTAGTTTTGAGAGATTCCAATAAATTTGTAAAAGTTTTAAATTCAAGAGATATTACTTGTGCTGTCTGACAACTTATTCCAGGTATTTGCATCAACATTATTTCCATAATATTATTTTCTGTTATACAAGATTTTTTGGATGGTTTTATAACAGATGAATATTCTGTTGTACTATTTATTTGATTTTGCGGGGGCGAGAGATCTTGATAAAATCCAGCGCGACTTTTTTCTCGCAGTAATTTTGATGAAAAAGCCAAAAGTATTTCGCCAGTCTCAATTTGATTAATTGAATTAATAACCGAAAATCCTTTATAATAATTGAGAGATAATATAGTTGAATAGAAAGTTGGTCTAGAAAATGTTTTTTTATAATTTATAATAGATCCTTCAATTAAATAAATAATATTATGATTATGTGTTGAACAATTATTTAAACGAAAAGATTGCTCATTATAACGCCCATCTTTTATAGATGATTCCAAATCTTCGAGAGATTTGCGTTCAATTATTAAAATAGGACGTTCATTTATTTCATCATAAAAAATATAGTCACCAATATCTAATTGTTGAATACTAATTTCTATCTTATTTTTTGCAGTGTCATTTAACGAAGATATATATTTTATAATTGTTTGTGGCTCACGATTATCAATTAATAACTTCATTTGTATTAATCTTGATTATATTAAATAATTATTTAATAATAGCTTTAAATAACTTTAAATAAATTACTAAATAATATTAAAAGTAATATTTTTTATATCATATATATGTGATGTCGGCTATTGTTCAAGAAGAAAGTGAAAATATACAAAAAGAAAGCAAAGAAGAAGTCAAAAAAGAAGTCAAAGAAGTCAAAGAAATTAAAGAAGTAAAAGAAGAAGTGAAAAAAGAGATAGATTATGAAGATTTAGAACGATTAAGAAAAAATATCGAAAAAATGGAAAAATTTCATCATATTGAAATTGCAAAAATATTTAAAAAAAATAATGTTTCATTAAATGAAAATAACAATGGATTATTTATAAATTTAAATAATGTTCAACCAGAAACTATAAATGAAGTTAAAGAATATATTGATTATGTTAAAAAACAAGAATTAGATTTAAATTTTGCAGAAAAATTGAAGGAAAATTTGGAAAATAAATATTTTAAAGATAATAAAGATAATTTAACTATTTATAATGTTGGCGAAAATGCATAATCAATTACCAGAAGTAAATTTAAACGAAATAAAACAATACATGTTTTATAGTAGCAATAGTAATGCTGAAACCATATCTAACAATAGCAACAGCAACAGCAAAGACAACGATGAGAATAAGGTTACCAGCAAATCTGAAAACAACAAATTTGAAACTAAAGTTCCTAGAAGTCTAGTACAAATAAATTATTCAAAAAAATATAGCAAATATAACGAGCCATATAAGATCAAAGACGATCATCGTTTTAAAGACAAATTATTCTGGACATTTTATAAACTTTTAAATGATTATAGAGATGATGATTTAGAAAAAATAAATGCTTTTACTATTGAAAAAGAATTTAAATTTAAAATTATCGATAAGGTTCGTGAACAGAAACAATTATTTAAATCACATAAAATCCAGAAAAATGCATTAGAAGATGATTTGATTAATAGTAAAACAATTTCATTGCGTAGTTTTCAAGCATTATGTTTATTGCATTCGATGAATTTAGTTTTAATTAAAGATAATAAAACATATACTACATTTTGTTATGATGCACTTAATCCAGTAATAAATATAGATAATTTCAAAATCATTAAATTAATCTATAATATCGGAAAAGATGGTGGATATGCAAATAGTCAAATAAGTAATCGATTTAATGTGGAAATTTTGGATAGAAATTATATTTCAGAAGAAGAATTACAAACTATTTTAAAGACATATTATTATCTTGATAATATCGAAAAACCATTAAAAGCATTTAGTGGATATAAATTAGACGAAATAGTAGATATTGCTAAAAAATTGGATATAGTAATTTATAATGAACATGGAAAATCAAAGCGAAAAAAAGATTTATATGAGGAAATCTTAAAAATATTAAGCTAATTTAAAATATTTATATAATATAATATTAAATGATAATAATGAAAAAAAGTAAAAAACAAAAAATAAGAAAGGAAAATAAAAAATATACAAAAAAAAATTTACAAGAAGGCGGAACAATGTCGCTTGATAATAAAAAATCGCTTCATCAAATAGTTAAAGAAATTTCAAGCGATATACCTGATTCAAGGTTTTTTACATATCAATTTAGCTTACCTATTTCACATGGAATTGAAAGTATATTTCAAATTAAATATATTTTTATAACGAATGAAAGAGATGTAAAACAAAAAATTTTAGTTTTAGAAACCGAAGATAAACAAAATAAAATTTTATTATCTTTTAATGAGAACGGTGATAAAAAAAACTCTTTTATTTTAACCGATAAAGGTTTAGCATTATTCAAAATAAGTATATCCAATGATACAATAAAAATGACTTCTCAATCTCAAAAATATAAAGTTAATGATCTAGAATTAAAGAATTTTCAAGCATGTCACAGTGAAAATTTTGGATTATTTACTAATAGCAGAATAATTAATTTTATTATTACAAATAATGTTTTAGGAGATGAAATAAACATAAAAGAGAGAATAAAATTAGAAAATAGTAATAAACAACATTTTTTTGCCAAAAAAAATGAGAACAAATTAGAAAATACAGCCGATTTTAATAAAAAAAATGATAATAAAATATGTAAAAAATATCCAAAAGAAAGTGTTGAATCTGCAAATAAATCATTAAAGAATATTATTCATGATTTAAATGAAAGTATTTTCAATTATTACCCTACATATTATACAGATTCATTACCACAATTAAGTTTAAAAAATATTATTTATCCTTTTAATTCTGAGGTATTAAAATTTTTAGATAGAATGGGTAAATATAATCCATCTGAGCTATCCGATTTAGTAAATAGTGGTGTTGGTGAAATTGTACATTATAATACAATAGACATGTTAATACGACAAGATACTAATAATATAGCATATACAATTGATACAGACACATTTTTTAAAGACGAAAAAAAACGAGGTTTTATAAAAACCTATTCTGACCCAGAAAATTTTTTGAAAATAATGTTAAATAGATGTGAAAGGCAAGAAACTTGTATATATTTTAATGTTACACATTCTAATTTTTTAGCTAATTTAGTTAAATATATATTTGATAATAATACCACAAATCAAAATGGTGGGGGATTTTTTAAAGATGTACATATTCATAATATGGATTTAGTTCATTTAATAGTAATTAAAGAAAATATAGATGATACAAATAAATGCACTATAAAAGATATTCGAGTTCATAGACTTCATGATAATTTTGCGACACTTTTAGAACCACGCGATGAAAAATATCGTGAAAAAAAATATATACATATTTTTTTAATGAGACATTGTTTTGCATGTCATAATTTTGTTGGACTTTTGACTAAAAAAAATTATTTAGATTCATCATTATTTTCTCAATGTTTACCATATCACAATATTGATGCGTTAAATGATAACGCTATAAATTTTTTTCAAATTTTTTTAGCAATTTTACATAATTATCATAATTTATCTCATAAATCATATGATATAAAACAATTTTTTGATCTTTTTTTGCCAAATAATTTAAATAAATTAAATAAATTTATTGAATTTGGTAGTTCAGTTTCATTTAGAGCAATAATAACTAGTTACATTTTTCAAGTAAAATTATATAATAGTATTTTAAACAATCCAATAGCTTCCACTCTCGAAAGTCCAGCATCTCCTATTTCCACTCCTGGAAGTCCAGCATCTCACCCTTCAAGATCAATTCGTAGTTCAAGTCCAAGTCTTGATTTAAGTAGCAGATCAAGTTCAAGTTCAAGTTCAAGTTCAAGTAGAGATAGTGCAGAAGGAAAAACAAAACGAAGAAGAAGAAAAATATTTAAAAAAAAATCATACAAAAAGGAAAAGCGAACTAAGCAAGAAAAACAAAAAAAACAAAAAAAACGAGAAAAAATTAGTATAAAGAAAAAAATCACGAAAAGAGTACCAAAAATTATTAATAAATTTAAAAAAACAGTTCGGAATATTAAAAAGAAAATGAAGAAATCTATACAAAAATAATCCAAAATAATCCAAAAATAATGTAAAAATAATTATTTAACAAAATTGATATTTATTATTTATTATAAATGTAATAAATAATAAACGATTATATATATTAATGTCAAAATCTATAAATAAATCCAAGGAAGAGACAGATTTATCTAAAAATTTCAAAAAATATATAGATTTATATTTAGAAAATCTAGCAAAATTTCCAGAAAATATTCAACCCGAATTTGAAGTCCGATTTGGTACGAAAAAAATCAAGAATATTAATAAAGTAGATTTTTACAATGTAATTAAAAGTTTGCTAAATTATAATTTCAAATTGGGATCCGAAAATTATCAATTGAAAATTATGAATACTGGAAGCCAGTCTCATATTAGAACCCAAATTAACGGTTTGCCAAATATTCAAACATATTGTAAATTAGATAATTTGTCGGGAATTTTAGATGAAACTAATTTAAAATTTATGGAAAAAGAATATTTTAAATTAGGTGATAATACATTAAGTCCTATCGACTTTGACGATTATAATTTTCGCGTAAGTTTTCAAACTGAAAAATACCATAACCAATCTTATTCAGAAGTGCAAGAATTATATGATAAATGGAATTCAACAAAAAAAGTATTTAGATTTATTAAACGTTTTGAATATTCTCACCCCGAATTACCATTTTTAGTTCATTGTAGTATTGTCAAAACATCAAAATCTGTGGCCGGAAAATTTATGCCCGTTTTTAATATTAAAGATTCAAATGTATTTAATAATTTTGAAAATTTTGAAATTGAAATAGAGATCAATAATGCAGCTATCATACAAAAGTCCAGTTTATTGACTTCAACATTTATCCATACAAATTTATCTAAAATCATTAAATACGTTTTAATCGGAATACAGGAGACTAATTATCCCATCACTATTTCTGAACAAAATTTGATAACACGTGATTACCTAAAATTAGTAAAAGGCCAGGAATATCACGATTCACATGCTGTTAATTTAAAGGATTTTGTAGGGCCATCATTAGCAACATTACAAATGATTAATTTATTACCTGAATCAGATATTAATGACACAAATAAAAGTATTCCAAATATTCGAAAAAACTATACAGTAACAGATAAGGCAGATGGTATACGTAAATTAATGTATATTGGTAATAATGGAAAAATATACCTAATTCCAATGAATATGATAATTCAATTTACTGGATGTGTAACAGATCAAAAAGAATTTTTCAATACTCTTATTGATGGTGAACACATTTTACATAATAAACGTGGAGAATTTATAAATAATTTCGCGTCTTTTGATGTGTATTTTGTTAATGGAAAAAATGTCACTGGTTTGCCATTTATTAATACAGAAACAGGTATAACAGAAGCCGAAACTGAACCCGAACAACAAGCAAAAACAGGCAAAAGCGCACAGGAAAAAGAAAAAGAAAAAGAAAAATCAGCATCAAAAAAACAGATTGAAGAAAAAAAAACTTACCGACTGGTAATATTAAATAGTATCATTAAAACAATAAAACCTAGTTCTATCACTGGCAATAAAGAATTACCTATCAAATTTTCCATTAAAAAATTCTATGGAACAAATATTTTCAGTGGATGTTCTACTATTCTATCTAATATTGAAAGTGGCTTATACGAATACAATACTGATGGTCTTATTTTCACACCTGCAAATACTGGTGTATGTAGCGATAAAACAGGAATTGCAGCTCCAAACTATAAAACAACATGGAATGAATCATTTAAATGGAAACCGCCCGAATATAATACAATTGATTTCTTGGTTAAATTTAAAAAGGATGATTATGGTGTTAATATGGTTGGTAATATTCACAATAAAGGTAAAGATCTAACCGCCTCAACACAAGTTACAAATTATTATACAATAATATTACACGTTGGTTTTGATGAGAGGAAACATGGTTATATCAATCCATGTAGCGATGTTATCAATAATTATATAAAACGAAATACTAACGAATCATATAAAAATAACTATAAACCCGCAAGATTTTACCCGACAAATCCAAGTGATGAAAATGCAGGTATATGCAATATTTTAGGAAATTTAGATGAATCAAACAATCTTAAAATATTTACTGAAGAAGGTGAAGAAATCGAAGACAATACTATTGTTGAATTTAAATATGATTCTACAAAACCTGAGTTCTGGAGGTGGATTCCACTACGTGTTCGCTATGATAAAACTTCTGAACTGAGATCTGGTATTAAAAATTTCGGTAATGCATATCATGTGGCAAATTCCAATTGGCAATCAATTCATAATCCGGTATCTGAAAAACTAATAAAATCAGGCGAAGGAGTTACAATACAAACAAGTGATGATGATGTATATTATAATAAAGTAACCAATAAATCAGAAACCCGTAGTTTGCGTGATTTTCATAATCTTTATATTAAAAGTTTATTGATCAATAAACTTTCTAAAATTGGACATTCATTAATTGATTATGCAGTTGGGAAAGGTGGCGATATCCCAAAATGGATAAATTCAAATCTTCAATTTGTTTTGGGTATTGATTTAAATAAAGATAATATCGAAAATAGATTAGATGGAGCTTGTGCAAGATATTTAAATTATGCAAATAAATTTACTACTATTCCTAGAGCTCTGTTTCTAAATGGAAATAGTTCAACAAATATCAGAAGTGGTGCTGCATTTCACAATGAAAAAAATAAACAAATTATACAAGCACTTTTTGGTGAAGGAGCAAAAAATGAAGTATTATTGGGTCGTGGAGTATACAATAATTATGGAATAGCTAAAAATGGTTTCAATATTAGTTCCATACAATTTGCTCTACATTATATGTTTGAGAATCAAGAGACACTAAAAGAATTTATTAAAAATCTTGCTCAATGTACAGCGCTAGAAGGTTATTTTATCGGGACATGTTATGATGGTCACAAAATTTTCAGTATGTTAAATAATTCCAAGAAAGATGAATCTATTAGTATATTTAAAAATGAGAAAAAAATATGGCAAATAACAAAATCTTATAATAAACAACAATTTAGTGACGATGAGACATGTTTGGGATATGCTATTGATATTTATCAAGAAACTATTAATAAAACATTTAGAGAATACTTAGTGAATTTCAAATATTTAACAAGAATTTTGGAAAATTATGGTTTTGTTCCTCTGACATTAGATGAAATTAAACAGTTGGATTTACCGGGGTCGATCGGTAATTTTGAAGAAATGTATAATTTTATGAATGATGAAGTAAAGAGGTCAAAATCTTTAGTTCATAAAATAGGTACTTCATTAGAGATGTCCGAAGAAGAAAAACGTATTTCATTTTTAAATAATTATTTTATATTTAAAAAAGTTAGAACAGTAAATGTGGATGATATAGATGGAAAACAAAATCAAAATCAACAATCACTTCATGATGAATCGACACAAATTCAAGAACAATTAGACGAAATAGATGAAGGTGTTGAAGATATACAAAAACAAACAATTGCAGAAAAATCCAAAAAACTAGCCGAGAAATTTGCTTCGATGCAAAAACTAGAAGGTTCACAACAACAAGAGCCACAAGAATCCAAACAACAAAAGATGGATAGAATTAAATTATCAGTTGATGAAAAAATTAAAGCAGCAGAGGAAAAACGTAAGGCACGGGAGGCACAAAAACTACTAGAGAAAGAGGAAAAACATAAAGCTAAAGAACTGAAAAAATCAGCAAAAAGTAAAACACAAAAATAAATTATTCGTGTGCTACTGCTTGATATAACCAGGGTAGTGTCTCTGCTGCTTCAGATGAAACTAGTGTTAAGGCAGATAATATATAATATGCCCCCAATGATTTCGACTCTTGATTTATTCCACGATTTATAAATAAATCTATAACACTTAAACAATATTTTCTTACTTGATATAAGTTATGTTGATGCATATTATAACTATTAACATTATGATTATATAAAAATGGACTTCCTAATATTGGTATTATTTCTCGTTTTATTTCATGTGATAAATTAGCTCTATAATTCCATATATCTATTAATTCTCTGATAAACATTATTAATTCGTATCTATTCAAATTTAAAAACCATGATGCATTTGTATAATTTCCATAACTGTCAATTGTTTGAAATAGAGCAATTGTATTTAATTCTAACTGTCTTGTGTCACTTAAATTACTTATATTATCATCATAGTCTATATTTATAGGAAATTTTAATAATTTACTGTATTTAATATATTTAATAATATTAGTTAAAATACTATTATCTATAATTTTTTTATTGAATGGGTTTTCAACTGTTATTTTATTTTTTAAATATAAATTATACAGTGATTTAATATCATAACCATATATAAAACCATCCTCATCCATAAAACTAAAAAATTGATAATATGGAATAACATTTAAACTATCTAATGTGCAAAAATCCACATCATTTGTACATAATTTTCGATCAATAAAACCTGGACCATGTAAATATAAATAATTTTTTAATAATACTTTTCTTATGTGTTTTTGAATTTTTATAGAATAATATGTATAATAAAAATAATTATATAATCGTTTTTTCAATTCCACTTTATTGCCTGATATTTTGAGTTTGTAATGCTTACATATTTTTTTTAATTGTTGCATATTATAATTAACGGTTAAAACTTCATTATAATTTTCTAACCGTAAAATAGTGAAATCTCTATCTGTTATTTTATATATTGGTTTAATATTTGGAATATTTAAATTTAAATAATCCTCCATAATATTTTCATTTATTTTATTATTTCGCATAACATTATTATTGTCGCTATTTTTTTTATACATATTTACATCTTCTTTAAATTTTTTGTAAATTATTTTGTTCATTTATATATATAATATTTATTATTCTAAATGATAATAAATATTATTGTAATTAATCGATTTTTTGTATCTTATTTTGTATCTTATTAAGTTATATATATAGAAATATTATAATTTTCAAAAAATAATATTTTTGTATATTGTATTTTCAAAAAATAATATTTTTGTATATTGTATTTTCAAAAGGTTATTTCTATCGCACACATACGCATATTAGTATAAATAAATCTATTATATTTTTTCATAAAATCTTCATTTAATAAATTCAATTTATTATCTATTTTTTTTAAGAAAGTAAATAATTTAATTAAACGCACATTATTAGCCTGCTCAACAATATAATCAAAAAATGATTCATAATTTTTAGTAAAACATATATTTATTGAATTATTTGAAGGATTATTTATTGAATTATTTGAAGGATTATTTGAAGGATTATTTAAAGGATTATTTAAAGGATTATTTGAAGGATTATTTAAAGATTCTTTTAAGGAAAAATATTCACCACACAAAAATCTTTTATAATCATATATCAATAGAGTTTTTATTATATAATACGAAAATATGTGCGATTCTTCTCTATAATTATTTACGACTGATTCTATATTAAAAATTTTGATCGGTTTTTGATCTGTTTTTGAGAGAATCGACAAATAATTAATATTATTATGATTTAATATTTTATAACATTGATTTAAAGAAAAAAGGATTTCAGCCTCAAATAATCTCTCAAATTTACATAAATATTTATGAAAAATTGTGGCAGAATTTGCTGCCATCGAATTTACATGATTAAATGTGAATAATGAGCAATTCAAAAAATTTGTCCAGAATTCTGTCAAACATTCTTGTATTCCTAAATCAAATTTTCCATATTTATGATTTATTTCATTGCTTAAATTAAAATTATCTATGAATTTTTTATATATTTTTTCATTTTTTGTATTACCAATTCGATTATTGGTACTATTATTATTACTAATAGAATCTTGGAAATTGATCAGTTCTAAATCAACTCCATATGTATGCATACATTCATGTATAAAAACTTTTATAAATTCTTCATATCTATAAATAAAAATTAAACCTCTATTTTGACATGGATAACTGAAACCAGTATTAACATTTCGGGCACCTAACACCTGGTTTGTAATTTCTTTTTTGAATGGTGTCATATAAATAAATGTTATAAGACCCTCGCGGGCACAATTATTATCTTTATTATCTTTATTATCTTTATTATCTCTATTAGTCAATAGAGTAATTAATTGTATAAATGCAAACATATACATTACATAATTATCCATTTTTTTTAAAAACATAGAATCTAATTTGTGTGATTTATATACAAGAAAATTTATTTCTATTATCTTAGAATTATATGGTAAATTATATCCGATTAATGCGCTCGATTTTTCATTAGTATTTATATAATTAACTATATCGTTATCAATATATTTACTGCTATTTAAATAACGATTTGTATTATTTTTTTTCATAATTTTTTTATAGTCTTCGGAATCAGAATTACATATATTTCTATATTTTTCAATATTACATAAATCTACTTTTATGTTTTTATAAATATTTGTTAACTTATTGAATATATGTTTTTGCAAATTATAGAATGTTTTATTATATATAGATTTTTTTGTATTATTATAGTTATTATTATTATTATTATAATTATTAATTATCTTATTTAAACTATCAAAATGTTCTAATAATAATTTAGATCTATTTGTTAAATCTATTTTCATATCTAAATTCATATTTATTTAATTATACTTATATTAAATAAATATTTTATCATTTATAATCATTTTATCAATAAAATATTTAATTTCCTCGATTCTATTTAAATATACTTTAAGACATAATATTATAAATATTACTGTTCTAAATCCATTCAGTCTCAGCGTGGTGACTCGGCCGCTGGAGCCCGAGCCGGTGAAAGCTGGCCGTTTTGTCTTGTTATTAATCTGACTCGTTCTTCTTCTAATCTATCTAATTTAGTTTTTAATTCCTCAATTTCTTCATCTCTTGTCTTGTTTATATGTTCTAGTATTTCGTTTGGAAATTGTAAAAGCAAATTTGTACTTCCTTGCTGCATTTTTATACCCCCGTTTACTAATTCAATATTCAAGTTATCTCTTAATTCATCAAAAACAGTAAAAATATTTTTTCCATCAAATTTTTCAATAATAGAATCTAATTTTTTTACTTTTTCTCTCACATGTGGTATTCCATTTAACGATTCACCAAATGTGTCGTTTAATCTTCTTGTTATTATTATATCAACCAGTTTTTCATCAAGTTTGAAAACTTGATTTTGAATTTCAGCATCATAAGTGACCTGATGTGGTTGCCCCACAGTCCTGATCCCCATCAAGATCTTATTGAGCTCAACAGCCACTTCTCCGATCCTGATATACTTATCCTGCAAGCGTTGTTTCATCGTGTCGTCATCATTGCCCGTGATGTGGGTGAGTTTTAGAATCGAGATACTCTTGAGTTGTTCAGCCAGATTAACGATATCTGTATTGAGCTGAGAGATATATTCACCGGCGCTGGAGGTGCTGGCAATATCAACCGCCTGGGTGAGCCCGCTCTTTCGCCAGGAGGGGGTGCCTGACTCCGGGTCCGAGCCGGGGCGATCTCCCGGGCTGGGGAAAGAGGGGGCGCTCGTGGGGCTCGCTTGCGGATTGGGCGGGGGCGCTGTGCCCGGTGGTGTGCGGGGCGGGGGGGGTGTCGGCGGCCAAGGCGAAGGCGGAGGGGGCGCCTCCGGCTCGTCATCGTCACTTGCCGGGGCGCGTTCCGCCGCGCGCTCCT